CCCCCCCTCCCCTCCCCTCCCCGTGGTACCCCCCCCGTGTTAGACCGGTTCGAACAGGTGTTCCATGTGGGTCTCACGATGTGAGTCTCCTGGGCCCTAAGGGGTGACGTGTGTGGCTGGAGTCACCCCCTGTTGGGCTGGACCCGGGACGTTGGTCGCATGTCGTGCCTCACATTCTGTGTTGGTTGAAGGCTGTACGTTTCGCATTGTGGGATTACCTGTGGTGCATAGGCTGGTACGTAGGGCTGAAGAGGGCTTATAAGTCGCGTGTGCTTGACACGTGCCGGGTGACAGGATGGCCTGATTCCAGGGGAAAGTCGTGGGCCCCTATGGTGGGAGCGTCAACTGCACACCCCTCCCCGATTGGAGACACACATGAACGCTTTCGACTCTCTGCTCTCTGCTCTCTCGTCCGCCTCGTCCATCGTCCGGCGGGACGCATGGACGGTGACGCTGCCTCAGGTCGCCAGCCGGCTGACCGGCGGGGAGCGCGGCATCCTGGTCTGCGTCCTCATGGATCTGCGGCACGCGGCGATCGATGCGGCGATGGAGCGCGGGTGCCCGTCGCGTGAGGCTGCGCGGCACCGTGATCTGACGGTGCGGTCGCTGGATGAGGCGCTGGCGTTGGTCGGCTGAGCGATCGAGCGGGGAAGCCCCGGTCACCCGGTTGGGTGGCCGGGGCTTTCTGTATGTCTGTGGATGGGCGGCTGCACCTCACCGTGTTGACGCGTGTGATTCGGGGCTGGGGTGGTGGCCCTAGTACCTGAGTGCGGGGCGATGGTGCGGGGCGCCGTACGTGGCCGTGACGGTCTCCTGGCGGGTGGCGTGCAGGTGTGGCTGGACGGCTGGGTGGCATGGTCGCGTGCGGGGCGCTGGCGGGATGGGGGTGAGTGGGTCTGCGCGAGAGCCCCACACCCCCTCCCATCTCACATGCTGAGATTTTCCCGATGTGAGTTTCTGGCGTCATGCCGCGGGAAAGTGGTGGCCCGGTCCTCGGGTCGTACGCCAATCTTCCCGATCCGCTTGCCATCGGACGGTGGGCGGGCGCATCATTGAGTCATCGCCGGGAACGACGGCACGGAGATTGAAACCTACATAGAGACGGACCAAGGCCCGGACGGGTCGGGCAAGCGGGACTGGACGCTGCGGCGCGGCAGGACCGAGCGGAGCGAGACTCCGTGACTCCGACGGGCACATGACGGGTGAGGGGCAGGGCCGCTGTGACGGCGATGCTCCTCCTCTCATGCGGTCCCATCACGGCCGTAGGGGGTGGCGGCCATGGTGGGATCACATGGGAGAAACCCCAGAAGCACACACACATCACACACAGGAGGAGATAGCGATGGCACGCACACAGTGGACGAGCCGAGTGATCACCGACACGATCGGCGACGCCGGGACGATCATCCTGAACGACGAGAGCACCGCCTACGATGACCTGAAGACATGGGTTCACGACTACTACATCGTTGACGAGGCTGAGGTCGAGTGCCTGGCCGAACACCTCACCGCGTCGGTGCTGGCCGCGGAGGCCCGTGAGTACGCTATGAGCCTGTTCGGGCTCGAGGTTGAGTTCGATAGCGAGTGGTCCGCGGAGCGCAGCGCTGAGGCGATCTACGAGCGCCTGACCCGGGAGGGCGAGCCGGTGACGATGAGCCGCACCGCTGTGTCACTCGGGGCGGTGAGCCTGGCACTGGGCGATGATCGCGGCGAGAGTGGTGATAGGGCGTTGGCCGGGGCATGGTGGCGCTGCACCGACGGGGGGTTCGGCTGGGTCCAGGACGAGGCCGACATTGAGGTGGCCGCGGAGTACCTCCGCGCGGTCGCCGGTAAAAACTGACACGCACGCACACTTACGAGCGAGAGGATGAGGACGATGGAGACGACGATGATTGCGGATGCTGTAGAGGAAGCACGCGGGACACTGGAATGGACTGACGAGGCGTACGCGCTCGGAGGCGAGATCGATTGCGGCTGGGATGACGACGACACGCATGGATGGCTGCACATGGGGCCCGTCGAGGTCGAGTGGCTGCGCGACCCGTACGGCGACGGGCAAGATGGCTGGGCCGTGGTGAACGTGTCGGTGGCCGGCGAGCTGTTCGATGCGGACGGGTACCCGCACCTGGAGGACGCCGTGCGAGATGCGGCGCGCACGACGGTGGAGTGGCAGCACTACCGAGACAGCGAGATCCGGGACGAGGTCGTGTCTTGGTTGGAGCATCGAGGTGAGGTCTTCGACATTCTCGGGCCGCAGGACGTGCACGACTCATGGTCGATTCTGTGGGGTGACGTGATGGTGCGGGGGTACTACGACGATGACGGGGCGTTCGTGTGGTCTGTGGCGGACCCCGAGTCGAGGGACTACCTTGACGGTGACGCCTCGGATGACGCGGACGCGGTGATCGATGCGATGAACGAGTGCGCGAAAGGCCTGATGGTCGAGGCGTTCCGCGAGGAGATCGAGGAGGCTACGGCCGACGACGATTGGGCGGTGCGCACGTCGGACGACGGGCTCACCGTATCCATGAGCGACCCAACCTACGCGCAGAGCCGCCGCGCCCGCTACGAGGCCGTCGGCTACGGTGAGGGGCGGATCGAGCTTGAGTACAGGCTCGGCGCCGGGGAGTGGCGCGCCTATGACGAGCACTTGCCAGAGGATGAGGCAGACGTGCACGCGATGGCCCGCGAGGCCTACGAGTGGGTGAAGGCGGTGGCCGAGTGAGCATCATCGCCGGGTTCCTGTGGGGAGTAGCAGCATCCTTCGTCGCCGCCGCGATGATCCGCGTGCGCGACGAAGGTCGCCTCCGGAGCGAGGAGACTCTCCCTCTCATCACCCTAGTGGCGCTGCTACTGGGCGCGGGACTGGCTGCGGCACTGATAGGCAGCATGGCCTGACACGGGCCACACACATACGGAGGACAACATGACATTCATCGGATTGCTTTGGCTCGGCATCGCGGCGGGCCTACTCGTAGGAGTACGGCGCCACATGTTCGCGGTGCACGTCGCGGACACGGTCGGCATCTCAGCGGTCGCCACGATCCTGCTAGTCGCCGGCGCGCTGGCGCTGGGCGTAGGGGTGCGGGACGACGTGCGCGAGGCGCAGACTCCGACGGCGGTGGAGGACGTGTCTCCGACGCCGATACTGCGGCAGGACCGTACGGGGACGGAGACGGCCCCGATCGTGGTGGGGCCTGCCGACGAGCAACGGGATGATCGGGGGCGCGTCGATAGTGTGCTGACGCCGCACGGGTCCCCGGTCATGGCGACGCCGGATCGGAGTGCGGCGTGAGCGACGCCAGGCACTCCATGGAGCACAGTGGGTTGGCGGCGGGGGTAGCTCTGCTACTCCTCGCCGCCCTACTGGCCGCCATATTTCTGGGCGGCCTCACGCACGGGGGGCGGGACTGTACCCCGTGTCCGACCATGACGCAGACGACTACGACAGGAGGAGACCAGTGAGCACGCTGAAGGGGCGGCTGGAGCGGGTACTGCCCGACGATCAGCCGGTGTACCCGGGGCCACTCGGCTTGGGGGCGCGATGGACAGACGACGACGGTGCGGTGTGTGCACTGTGGGCCAGGAAGGGGAGGGCCGTGGCCATTAATGACATGCGTGGCCGGCTGACCGTGGCATCACGGCTGGAGATCGAATCCACGTGCCTACTGGCATTGCAGGGACTCAGGACGATGGTGCGCAGCGCGAGGATGGCAGTGACCGACGGCGTACCACCGGACGGGGAGTTGTTCGATAGGCTCGGTGGTATTGGTGAGGTTGTGATGTACGGTGCCGGGCATGACGTGGCGTGGCCGCTCAGCCGGTGTTGGCTGGCCACTCGGTGGACGGAGTGCAACCGGGTGTACCGGGACGCCGCGAGAGGGCTCCAGTGAGCACCATCAATCCGAGATTCGATTACTCGATCAAGCCCGTGTCATTGGCGGAATCGGAGTACCGGCGTGCCGTTGAGGTACTGACCGGGATGGGGTTCCCTCCCCATTGGATCCGGGAGGACGAGCGTGGCCGGCCAGTCGGCATCATAGCAGACACGCCGGATATGCGCGTCGCGCAAGTCCGAGTGCACCCGGCGCTGGTAGTGGCGGAGTTCGAGACGTATGAGCATATCCGGTTCTCCTACACAGAGCCAGTGATGCCGCTGAACCACAGGTTCCAGGACAACGCCCGCTCGTTCGCGGACGCGGTGTACAGGGAATCGCATCGTTTGAGCCGAATCCTTGTGGAGCGGCGCATGTGGGAACTCAATGAGATGTACACAATGAACAAGGTCACCAATGAACAAGGTGAGACCTCACCAATGAACAAGGGAGATGTACACAATGAACAAGCGTGATCTGCTTGTGCGCGCGGCGGTGGCCTCGTTCGTCCGGGGCAGGGCAGCGCAGGAACTCCGGGACGTGAAGGCTGAACTGGATTCGATCATGGATGCGGGCGACCGTTCGTATGCGATGATCGATGACGGTGAGGTGGCGACGGTGTCGAAGGCGCGGGCGTCGTCGAAGCCGGTGGTTGTGGACGAGGCCGCCTTGTTGGAGTGGTGCAGGAGGAATCGTCCGGACGTTGTGCGGGAGATGGTTGTCCCGTGGTTCACGGCGGCCGGGTCTCTAGCCCGGGTGATCGAGGAGACGGGGGAGGTCCCGGACGGAGTGGACGTTGTTGAGAGTGAGCCGGCGATCTCGGTGAGGGTCTCAACGAACCAGGGTGAGACTCTTGCGGAGGCCTTGCTTGCGGGGAAGGAGGACGTTCTCTACTTGGAGTCCCACCAATGAACAAGGGGAGGGTCACACAATGAACAAGTGGGACCCTCAACAATGAACAAGGCGAACAATGAACAAAGGAGGATGGCATGTTCAGGAGTTACGAGGATTATCTTGTTGTCGGTGTCAGCGACGGGCGCGTGTACACGACGACGGTGGACCACTTCCTCACAGACACGGATGACCCGGAGACCCCGGGCGCGAAGACGCGTGTTGCGGAGCGCCTCAAGGAGGAGTACGACGACGCCCGCGTCTACGAGTCCATGCGAGTGGTCGCCCAACGAACAAAGCACCATGAGTGGAGGTGGACGGTGCAGGTCATGGTCGAGGGGCAGTGGACTGAGAGGGACGTGCTCCTGTATAACGTCTACGTGGCGACGCCGGTGCCGCCGGCCTACTCTCCGGAGCTTCGAGATCGCCTGGAGGGAATGATCTGCGAGATGCTGGGAATCACGCCCGAGTGGCTGAGTACTTCATTCATTGACTGCCGGGTGGAGGATTCGTGATGGTGATCCATGATGTGATCGAGGCGCTCAAGGATGAGGCCGGGGGTGGGGCGCACATCGTCGTGTCCCCCAATAAGGATGCCGCCGGGTACGTGACCCGGGAGGGCGGCCGGCAGGTCATGGTCAAGGTGACTGTTGACGAGGTCCAGCTCTTCATCGAGCGGCAGGAGAGGTGGGGGGGCGCGGGGTTCGAGCGTGTCGTGTCGGCGTCCGTGTGCGCACCGTTGACCCGCAACCTGATCAAGGCGCGCCTGTTCGATATCTGGGCGGCCGCCTGCTTGGCGGTCGGGCAGCACAGTCCTCAGGACAAGCGGTCTGGTCACCTGGTTGTATCGAATCATGAGGTGCGAGCAATGAAGCGGTTCCCGCTCTACAGGTCAGCAACTAATGGGACGGCGATCCTCAGGTTGGAGGACTCGGCCGAGGCCCGCCGCATCCTGGCAATGAGAAAGGAGGAGGGACAGTGAACCAGTTGTTCCCTGATTACATTGACCGGTACGTTGTGATCCGCAAGCAGTGGAGGGTTACGACCGGGTATGCGATCTTCGGGTCCGTGTGGACGGACCGGCTGAATGAGATCGCAGAAAGCGTTGGCGTTCCTACGCTTGATGAGCGGGAGGGTGCGAGCCGGTTCGAGAACGAGGTCTTCAACGACATCATCAATCGGATCCGGTTCCCGGAGTTCCTGCGCAGGATTGGCGAGGATGATGACGTGGAGGTGTACGAGGATCTCCGTCTGGTTGTCCGCCCGGACGGCGAGGGTGGGTCGGAGTGGTCGTTCCAGGTCATGGAAGGCGGGTACTGGGTGGACCCGGGTGAGGAGAGCGCGTTGCGGAACCTGACCCGCGTCTCCAAGTTGAACCCGTCCGCGGCCAGCCGGGAGGAACTGGCCCGGGAGGAGGAGGCCATGTTGCAGGGGGCTGGTGTCTACGGTGTGTCACCGACCATGGTTGATATGTGGAAGTGGTGATGACCGTGTTCCCTGATAGTGCGGAGAACCCGCGGGCGTTCCATTCGGACTCGTCTACGGTGTATAGGTGGGAGCGGCTTGGCGGCGTCTTCTGGTTGTTGGTCAACGAGTCGGGACAGTTCTTGAGTCTCATATTCAAGGACGAGCCGGTCGATGGGGGCTACCGGGCACAGGTCTTCTGTAGGTACAACTACCCGTCTCGGGATATGGGATGGTTGGTGACCGGTGTGGAGGACACTGTTAGGCTTCTACGCGGCTTGACGAACTGGACCGCCCCACTGACGGGGACTCCTTTCGGTGTTGTCGAGGTGACCGACCGGGTCACCGGTGCCGAGGTCACGGCCCCGGTCTACCTCTCCATCGCCGGGAAAGCAGCACTCACACAGCAGGACTACGAGAGCATCCGCAGCATTCTGAGGAGGAGAATGAGATGACGGCGAACAAGCCGACCGTGAACGAAGCATGGCTACAGGTCATGGGGGACGTGCAGGCGATCAGGAAGCAGCAGCGGAACACGAGGCAGGGCTTCTCGTTCCGGGGGATCGATGACGTGATGAACGCCGTCGGACCCGCACTGCGGAAGCATGGGGTCGCCGTCGTACCCGTGAGGGTGGACGAGGCGCACGAGCGGATCAGCCTGGCGTCCGGGAAGGGGGCGACCGAGGTTCGCGTTGGCGTCACCTACTCGATCATCGGCCCGGCCGGGGATCGTATCGACGGGTACTCGGTTGGCGAGTCCATGGATACGGGGGACAAGGCGACGGCTAAGGCTATGAGCGTCGCCTATAGGACGTTCCTGTTGCAGGCGTTGACGATTCCGACGGACGAGCCCGACCCTGACCTTGAGGTGCACGAACAAGGTGCGCCGGACCCGGTGGAGATGGCCAGGGCGGCATGCCGGGTGACGTTGGCGGACTTCTGCGACCGGCACGGTATCGACCAGAATCAGGCGGCGGAGGCGTACATGCAGGCCGGCGGGACGGCGGACCCGGAGCAGTTGCGCCGGTGGCTTGAGCGCACCTACACGAAGCGATGAGACAGGAGGGGGCCCATGGGAGGACTCGCAACGCACCCGGTTTGGGAATCGATCGCGAAGCTGGAGGAGTGGTTCGACAACAAGAACCTCGATGTCCATGTCCGACGAGATGGTCTGGCAGTTGCGGCGGTGAAGTCTATCGGGGCGACGTTTGAGTTCTACCCCGACGGCACGGGCGTTGTCGAGCATAAGGCTCGCGGCGGTGGCGTGAGGCAGCTTGTGGTGGGGGACATGGGTAAGCCCTCATCCCTTCCTCACGTCATGGGAAGTATTGCCAAGGAGCAACCTGACCCGTCCCCGTTCGTCGGGGAGGTGCGGGCAGAGGTCAGTCGGAACACTGGTGTGCTCCCGCTCGCGATCCCGGTTGCCAACAGTAGCGTGAACGCGGCTTGTGAGTTGCTGTCATTTGTTGGCTTGACTCCCCTACGAGTCACGGTCAACAGGCGGGACGATGGCACGCACGGCGGGAAGATACAGCGCGGACGCTGGCCGGACGCTATAACAATCCATTTCCCCACCATGAGTTGCGGGGCGATTCGAGACGCATTGGAGGTTATGAATGTCTAACACGGACGTGGTTCATGCGCGCGCACAGAAGGACTTCCGGCAGGCCCTCGAGTGCGAGCCGGAGGGGACGCTGCTCGTCCTGAACGAGAGGGGGCCCTACGTCATCCCCGTCGCACACCGGGACACACCGTTCCCGGAGGTTGTCGTTCGAGACGAGGCAGCCCTCATTGGCGGACACCTCCCCTTGCACATCACCGTCCTCGATGGCGGTGAGATCTCCGTGGAGGATGTCGCATCCGTGAGGGCGGACACCGACGGGAGCGTCAACGTCGCTGACACGCCGAAGGTCACCATCCTCTCAGCCGGCGGCGCCGCCGTCAGGAACTGTGGGGTAGTGGTCGCGAACAGGGGAATCTCGGTCGCAGCATACGACTGCGGTCAGGTCATTATTGAGGAGGAGACAGATGTCACAGATGCCTGACGACTATGACGACGAGGATAACAAGGCCGTCAGCTGCTACACGACCAAGGAGTTCCGGGAGGCGGTAGAGAAGACCCCAGACGACACCATGATCTACCTGCGAGGGGAGGACCAGTTCAGTGTCCCGAACGTTGATCGCCTTCCACAGCACATCGTCGCGACCGATGAGGTCGTACTCCGTGGCGGACTCCCGGACCTGCATCTCAACGTGCACAGCAACGCGAAGGTCTTCCTCAATCAGGCCAAGTACGTGTGGGCTTCCACGCGAGGGGTGTGCAGTGTCAACAATGCGGACGCCGTGCATGTCTTGGATTCCACTGAATTGTTCGCCAGTGACTGCGGGGTCGTGCACGCAGGCGAGAGGTCGCAGGTTGAGACCTTCAATTGCGGGAGGGTTCTCGCACTGGGGAGGGCGCGCGTCACCTTGCACGGGAAGGGTTACTGCATGGCGTTCGAGCGCGCGGACGTGGATGTGAATATCTACGCCGACTGCACGGTTGAGGCCCACGACTTCTCCCGGGTGCGCGCAGCGGCCGGGCTGCGGCTTGCGTATCAGAGTCCGAGCGCCATGGTTACCACCCCGCACGGAGAAGGCGGCACCCTCCCGTTCGTCGGGAACACCGTTGAGGAGTGGGCTCACACCTACGACGCACCTATCAACCTCGGGAAGAACCGCCTGTACGTCTACAAGTATGTCGAGAGGAACGAGGAGACCGGGGACCTAGAGACTGGGCGCCTGCGGGGGAGTCCGGTACAGTGGAAGGTGGGGCGGCGCACCGAGTGCGCCGACTGGAACCACTCACGGGTGTCCTACCACGGGCTCCACTTCGCCTCGCACCCGGTACGGGCGGCCATGATGGCAGTCCGCTCGGGGGAGAGACATATGTTGCGGTGCGCCATCCCCGCCGACGAGGCCGTGATCATGGGCGGCGGCCATTCGGTCAAGGCGCCCTGGGCGGACGTGATCGAGGAGGTCGAGTTCGACTGGAGGCAGGTGCCGTGAGCAGCCTGCGGCAGGGCGGCGCACCTAACCGGAGGATGCGCCGCCTCGCCGCCAAGTCCCCCAGGAGGACGGGCCCCGACCGTGAGGTGAGGGAGCTCGTGCTCCAGAGGGACAGGTGGCGGTGCATCATCTGCGGGCGGGAAGTGGGTGCGATGCCTGCGAGCATCCATCACCGGAAACCCCGGGGCATGGGTGGGACGAAGGACCCGACGGTGAACAAGCCGTCGAACCTGATCGTCCTGTGCGGGACCGGGACGACCAGCTGTCACGGCAGGGTCGAGGGGGACAGGGCTCGCGCCAGAGAGGAAGGGTGGCTTATCTCTCAATGGGCTGATCCGGTAGAGGTTCCCATCCGATACTCAGACGGCAACATGTACTATCTGACAGACACGGGAGACAAGGAGGAGACCCCACCATGCTCGTGAGAATCAGCGTCACATCCGACATCGTCGGAGACTTGGACATCGCCAAGCACGTCAACTCGCCGACCGTCACGGGCGGACGATCGGATGTCGTAGCCTGCGTAGAGATCGAGAAGGGACTCCTTGCACAAACCCTCATCGACATCTCACACCAGATCGTCAGCAATGACCGGGCCCGTTGAGTGGTGCGAGCACCTCGCAACGCACGAGCACGGGTCGTGGCGCGCGTATGAGGTATGCGGGTGCAGGTGCGAGGAGTGCAAGCGGGCCCGCCGCCTGTACCGGAAGGCCGTCGCCGTGCGGAGTAGGACGTCCTCGTCGAGGATGCCACGGGGTCCCGTGATCAGGAGGGTTCGACTCCTTTCGACCGGCATGTCATTGCAGGACATCGCCGACCGGTCCGGCCTCCCCTATGAGACGGTGAGGAAACTCCGGTACAGCAGCGGTCATTCCACAGTCCAGTACCGGACGTGGACTGCGATCGAGAAGGTTCCCGTGCCGACGTTCTGCACGCCGCACCCGATCAAGCGGAACTTGCATGACGCGACCGGGACGAGGAGGAGGCTTCAAGGCCTGGCCGCAATAGGTTGGAGCCTTGAAGATGTTTCCAAGGCTTCCGGGCTTACCGCGTCTGGGCTGAGTAAGATCCGGTACGGGACCCATGACGGCGTGGCGGCGACCACGGCCCTGGCTGTCCGCAAGGCCACCAAGGAGTTGGCGAAGCGCACGCCGCCCGTGGGGAAGAACGCCGAGATCGTCCGGTCCCACGCCATGGCCAACAAGTGGCCTTCCCTGTGGGCGTGGGACGACGACATTGACGACCCGGAAGCCAGGCCGAAAGGGGCGAAGCGGAAACGATGAGACCAAGAACGAAGCCGCGTAAGTGCAAGCAGTGCGGGCGGATGATGAGGGTCCGGAGTTACGTGGCCGCCTACGAATGGCCCGACCTCCCCCGCTACGGGGCCCACGGCATGTGCGAGACGTGCTACTGGTTCTCGATCAAGCGGGAGAAGCAGGCCGAGAAGGCCCACAGGAGGGCCCTCTGGGCGAAGGAAAGGAGAAGCCATGCCCAGGAGTAGGGCGAGCGCCAAACAGGCCGGGAGCAGGTTCGAGAGAGTCATCGCCGATCACCTCAACGACCGCCTGGGTGGAGGGATCGATCGCAAGGTCAGGACCGGAGCGAAGGACAAGGGTGACATCGGCGGCGTTACCACACCCGCTGGCCGCCCCATCGCCATCGAATGCAAGAACGTCACCCGCACCCAGCTCGCCAACTGGATACACGAGGCACACACCGAAGCAGACAACCTGGGAGCCGCCGCCGGAATCATTATCCACAAACGACACGGGCGATCGGCGCCCGACTGCCAATGGGTCACCATGACCGTCGCAGACCTCATCGCACTCCTCACCCCCAAGGAGGGGCCCACGCCATGAACACCATCCGCATGCAGACCACCAATGACACGGCCAGGAGGCCGGTCCGCGCCACTGACTCTTCCGCGGGCCTCGACCTCAGCCTCGAGGACGACATTGTCGTCCGCCACGGGAGCATCACCGTCGCCAACCTTCCCTACAGGGTCGCCGTCCCGCACGGGTACGTCGGCATCCTCGCGCTCCGCAGCAGCATCGGAGCCCGCGGGATCAGCATCCCCAACGGCATCGGCATCATCGACAGCGACTACCGGGGCGCCCTTAAGTTGACACTCACGGCCCTCCCCGGTGTCGGCCTGGTCACTCTCCGCGCTGGCGAACGCGTCGCCCAGTTGGTGATTCTTCCCGCCGTGTTCCCCGAGCCGGTCGAAGCGGATGTCAACGCGGACGAGACTCAGCGCGGCGAAGGCGGACTCGGGAGTACCGGGACCGAGGACCTGGCCGCCGGGGACACCGTCAACCATCCCGCTCACTACACCGCCTACGATCCCGAGGTCATCACCATCACCGAGCGCCTTAGCTTCTGCGAGGGTAACGTCGTCAAGTACCTTGCCCGCGCGGGCAGGAAGCCCGGCGCCCCCGAACAGCTGGACCTCGACAAGGCTCACTGGTACATGTGTCGCATCGCATATGACAAGGACGGCACCTTCAGCAGGGACGCCCTCGACGGCGCCTGCGGCAACATCCGCGGCACCATCGCCTCCTTCACACCCGCAACAGAGGGCCTCTGGCAGGACGTCTTCAACGCCGTCACCTGCCTCGCCGACGAGATCGCAGACAACGCATGACCCACGCCAGATGGCCCGCGAAAACAGGAACGCCCCCGGCGTGCGGACCAACACGCCGGGGGCATTGAGACCCCATGAGACACACGAAGAAAGGAAACCGCCCCACACGGAGGAGTAATGGGGCAAGCCGCAGAACACCTGTCTCTCGAGAAGAGACTATAGCACAAGAAGGAGAAGACCCGCATGGCTCTTGAAGCAGTCCTGACCGGCAATCTCGGCAGGGACCCCGAGATGCGGTACACGCCGCAGGGAACCGCGGTTCTTGAGATGCGAGTGGCAGCGACACTGTCCAGGAAGAACCGGGACACGGGAAAGTTCGAAGACGACGGCGACCCTTTGTGGGTGTCCGTTGCGTTCTTCGGGGAGGAGCATGAGTGGCTCGCCAACCTTCTGCGGAAGGGGGACCGCGTCTCGGTGTCCGGCCCCCTCGTCCGTAGGGTCTGGAGCAAGCAGGACGGCGGCAGCGGGGAGTCCCTTGAGATCCGCTTCCCCCGCCTCCTCGGCTACCAGAGGAAGCAGGACAAGAATGGGGGAGGTGCGCCGAGTGGACGACCCGCAGCGGGAGGATACGAGCCCCCATTCTGAGCACGACGAGGCTGACGACGCAGTCCTCGCACTCGCCTCGGCATGTGCCGCATCGGGGCTCTTGGTCCTGCTCTGCGTCGGCGTCGCCGCAACCATAGGAATCGCACTGAAGATCGGAGGAATCATATGATCATGACAGTCACGGCCGGGGAGTTGCGGAAGGACGACTACCTCGTCATCAACGGCGGGGCGTGGAGGGTCCTCAATGACAGTGAGCTCCTCGCGGACTTCGACGAGCAGGATCCCCTTGGGTGCTGCAAGGTCACCCTCCTGGAGGCCACATCGAACACGGTGAAAGTCTTCGCGGTCAAGCAGACGAAGTTGCTTGACATCATCCGGGCCCAGGGGTAACCTGGTCTCATTGCTCCTGGTCGTGGGCCTTCCTACTGGTCAGGTTTGTGGTGTGTTGTGCAGTTGAACCCCCGCCAGGATCTAACCTGGCGGGGGTTCAACATTGGGAGGAGGGGCGTCGCTTAGGGCCGCTCCTCTATCTTACGCAGACGAACATCAAGACCAGCACTATCGCTCTCGGCGGACTCCCGGACCGCCTTCACCGACGCCGTCAGCAGGCGGATGTCGTCCCGGAGCCCGTCCACCTGGGCCTCGACCCGGCGGTCCCGGTACTCCCTGGCCTCCTCCTCCTTCTGGCGCTGCTCCTCCATCACGTCGAGGCGACGGAAGACCGTCTGGAACTTCGCGTCCAGGTCGTCGCGGAGGTTCACCGAGTGAGTGTTGTTGACCCCGTCGGCCGCGGCCTGGGCGTGCTCCTCGGTCTTGGCGATCTTGGCGCCGAGGCCGACGATGCCCTCCTCCACCCGCTTCCTGTAGGAGTTGACCTGCGTGGCGGCCAGGCCGATGATGCCGGTGAGGAGGGCGATCGCGGCGGCAAGAATGTCGGGTGATCGCAGGATCATGTCCACCGAGAACCCGTCGTTCATGCCTGCTCCTTTTGTATTACTCCGCTCCCTTAGGGTTGAGGGCCTCTCCGCCGGGGGTCAGGAGGCCGGCCCAGTCTAGGAAGGACTTGCCGTTAATCTTAATGCCCTTGAGGACGGTGAACGCGGTCTGGATGAAGCCCGCGTAGGCGGCTGCCTGGGCGACCAGGAGGGCCCACTGCTGGGGGTGGTTCGAGGAGAACCAAGCGGCCGCAGCGATGACGATGGCTGCGGCGAGGGCGAGGACGCGGCGTTTCGTCGGAGTCCAGGAGGGCTTGTCGAGGCATGCCTGGACGAGGGGCCATGCGACGGCGACGACAGCGCCGATCGCGGAGGTGGTGGCAACGTCGGCCATAACTATCTCCTTGGTTTGTTTGGGTTTCCGGTAGGGTTAGGCGATGCCTGCGGCCTGGGCGGCCTTGGCTTCGGCGGTCTGCTTCTCCATGCGGGCGAGGGAGTTGCGGGCCTCCTTCACCTGATTGTAGAGTTCTCCGTCGAACTTGACCCCTTCCTTGCCTGGGGTCACCGCGTCGGAGATGACCTGGACCTTCGCGGACAGGGCATCCACCTTCTCCGCAACCTTCTCGATCGCGTAGATGACGTGCCCGGCCTGCTTGACCCCGGCCTCGCCGTAGGTCAGGTCATTGTGAATCTGCTGAAGAAGAGTCACAGCCTCAGAAGCCATGAGTTCATCGTCCTCTCCCTGGCCCCCTGCGAGCCAGTTCCAGTAGTTGGCGTTGATGTAGAAGGAGTTGAGGTCAACGTTCCCGCCGTAGCCGGAGACGCGGCCAGCGTCGGTGTACTGCCACCCCATGATCCACCAGCCGTGTCCCGGGTCGTAGGGGCAGGCCACATTGATGAGGTTGCTGGGAGAACCCCCCGGATACCCTGCGATCCACAACCAGCACTTGGAGGCGACCGACTCCCACGCATGGGCTCCAGCAACGGACGCCGACATGTAGATGATCGGGGCGATCCCCGTCCTGGCCTTGACGGCGTCGAGCCACTCCTCCGCCCAGGCCGCATTCCAAGTCCCGCTCGGATCCTCCCAGTCGAGACACAGGACAGCCTTCCCGAGGTACGGGCCGACCGCACCCAGGAACGTATCCACCTCCTCGGCCACACTGTTAGCCGAGTTCCAGGAGAAGTGGTACAAACCCAACAACTTCCCCGAGGCGAGGACGGCGTCCGCATGCTGACGGAAGCACGGATCCACATACCCGCTACCCTCGGTGGCCTTGACGAACACGGCCTCCGCACCGGACGCACCAACGTTGATGCCATCCTGGTGCACGCTGATGTCCATGCCGACCATGGAGCCCCGCCAGTCCGGCTTGGAAGGCGCCTGCGGCTTCGGCTTCTCCACCTCGGACGACTGCTTACCGCTGGACCCGGGCCCGTCATAGGACAGGCACGTCGTCCACTTCGCCCGACGGGTGAACGGATGATCCAGGTAGGCACGGACCGACGACTCCGATCCCGTGTCGTCATCCTCGGAGCCGTCCGCACCGGCAGACCCGTAGATGTCGCCAGTGGAGTCGATCCACATGTCCGCGATATCCGGGTTCCAGGGGTTGAAGGAACCGTCCGCATTGAGGACGGCCATGGCAACGTGCCCGTCAGCCATGAGAAGGTCACCCCGGCAGAACCCACCATCCGGGGTCACCCCCGTCCAGGCGTCACCCCGGTCGATGAACCCGCGCTCCAGCGCGAGCCCCGGGATCGTCCCCGTCCATGTCGCACCCGACACGGGGAACATCCCCTGGGACCCGTCCCGCACGTACGGCGTGCCGAGCAGAACATGCTTGGCGATGTTGTACGCGCCGGTGACGAGACTGGAGCAGTCACCCTCAGCGGTCTGGTTCAACCACCCTTGGTCGTCGCACCGGTCGTACCACGACCACCGGTTCGTCTGGGAGTAGCCGACGCCCGGGTTCCGCTTCTCGCAGATGTACCTGGCCTCGCGGGCCGCGTACTCCTGCACGCTCGTCATACTCACCCTCCTAACTGATTTCTATTGTGATCAAAGTGAGCAGGATCAGCCACAGGACCAGGAGTATGGTCCTGTGATAGTCGCTCATGCCTGGTTGGGGCGCTCGACGGGGGCCATCACGGTGGGGATGATCCTGCCGCCGCCTTGGGTTGCGTGCATGACGACCGTGTTGTTCGGCCATATCTCCACCACCGAGTTGTCGCCTTCGACGGCCCCGTCCACACGGTTGGGGATGAGGCGGAGGGTCGGGTAGGAGACGCGGGACGCGACCTTCACGCTCTTCGGGATGTCTACGAGCCGCACCCACCTGCCGACCGCGTCGTTCTTGTCGAGGTTCTGCCACTCGGCCTTGGGTTGGACGATCACGTACCCGTTGAGTACACGCCACTTGAACTTGCCCTTACCCGCACCCTCGACGATGTCCATCCACCCGGTGTCGTTGACCCTGGACGGCCCTTGCGGGTTGTCGAAGGACGCGGATTCGCCGACGGTTTGAAGGAGAAGGTCCGCGTTGAAGGGGAACTCGCGGCCTACCAGTTTCATGACGTCGTACCGGCCGCCCTGCTGGGGGTTGAAGATCCCCTCGAGGTGCCCGGCCGGCGTGCCGTCGTCCTTCGGCGGGTTCGGCTGGGCGTTGTTGGCGCCCGTCCCGTGTTGCGAGTAGGCGTCTACGAAGACTCGGTAGGGGAACCGCCAGTTCGGCGTGGCGCCGGGGCCGCCGGCGACGATGTCCACCGGCTGGAGGATACCGTTCTCGTCGGTCTGCAACGTCATCGACGATGGTTCGATGCCCTTGGCGAGTTCGACGCCGTGCCGGCTGGGGACGAGTCGGACGACGACGGGCGGCATGACGTCCCCGGGGGCTTTGCCTGACTCGTCGTTGTTCCACCACTTCGCGACCTGGCCGCCGAGCCTGGCGAACGGCGGCTTCGGGGCGGCGGCCCCCTCGGCCTCCCCGGGGAGGAGTTGCCCGGCGGGGAGGGCCTTGGGGTCGGGGGAGAGTTGCTGCTCCTGCTTGTCCTTGTTCTTGTCGGACAGGTGCGGGTCGGTGTCGGTCGGCTTCAGGTCAGCCGGGGTTTCCGTCACTCAGTCCTCCTCAGAACGGTCCGGCCGGGTTATCGACGGGGGCGCAGACGGTCGGGTAGATGCGGTCACCGGTGGCGGTGGCGTAGCAGGAGACCGTGTTGTTCGGCCAGACCTCGATGACGGACCCGTCTGTCTTGTTGTTGGACAGTGGGAACGGGAAGGCGGTGCGGGCCTTGACCTTCACGCTGTCGGGGAGTTTCGCAAGGTTGACATTCGTGTTGATCTGCCCGGGGCCTCCGCCGATGAACCACCCGTCGCCGGACTTCCGGCGCACGTACACCATCCCGTACATGACCCTGTACTGGAAGACCCCCGCACCGGCCAGGCCGGTTGGGATCTCCCGCCACCCGGTGTCCTTCGGCTGGGCCGCCACGGTCGCCTTCTGGAGGGCGTCCGCGGCCTGCGACTTCGCGGCGGCGACGTCGGCCTTGGACCCGTACGCTGCGGCGACCTCGGCCTTCGTCGGGTAGTTGGACAGGTCAACGTTCCCGCCACCACCGCCAGTGTTGGGGCGGTGAACGCGGGAGGCCAGGAGGCCACCGTCGTAGGGTGCGCCAGGGAGGACCGTGTTGAGGTCGATCGTCTTCCCCTGCTCGGCGCGCAGATAGCCGGTCTCGATCAGGCCGGGCCCGTAAACGAGGACCTGGTACTGGAACCTGTCCGGGGCGTTCACGCCGGGGCCGGGGGCGACCACATCCACCGCCGCCCCGTCGAGGGGGACGATGTTGCCCTGGTCGTCGGTCGCGAACTGAACATCCGTGGGGGAGACCCCGTCCTTCGCAACACCCTGCGTGATGATGGGGCGGGCGTAGAGCTTCAGCAGGGGGATGCCCCCGGCGGGAGTGACGATCTGCCCCGCGAGACGACAGTACGGAGCCTGCGGGTCAGCCATCACTCACCGCCCTTCGCCTCAGCGGGCTTGCGGAGCTCCTCCACCATAGACTCGGCGATGACAGCCCGCTGGATAGCGGACGCCAACTCGGCGGACAGCCTGGTGATGACAGCCTGGGCGTCGAGCTGAACCTCGTCGCCGCCCTCATTGCTTCCAGCCATTCATGATCCTTTCGTAGTCCTCGTCGGAGATATTGTACTTCCCATCGACGATTTCGAGTTGGTCAATCTGACCCGCCCACGGCGACCCGAGGAGGTCAATGTTGTTGGCCGTGCTCCAAAGAGGGTTGGCCGGAGCCTCATACGACTCACCCAGGTGATCCTTCCTGAGGTCAACGTTGTAGGTGGCTCGGCTCCCCTTGACGAGGACACTGACGACGTCACCGGGAGTCCCCTCGAGCTCAACATACCAGGGGGCGGAGGAGATGTCGTACTTGTCTCGGACGAGCCTGGACCTGACCGGGTTCCACGCCGAAGCGATCGCCGCCCAGGGTCCCATGTCCGTGGCCAGGGCGGGCACGTACTCCGGAAGCGTGTACCGGCCCTTCCCATCCGCGTCGAGAAGGACCTGCGCCCAGTACTCGATACCACACCAGGGAGACTCGGTGCAGACGTGCTCCAGGAGTTTACCCTCCATACGGCCACCCGGCTCGGTGAACCCGGGAACAGGAGAGCGGAACTTCTTGTCGAACGGCCTCAAATGCACGCCATTGCCGTCCACGTAGACGTAGTGGCTGTTGTCCCAGAACATGCCGATGTTCTCCTGCTGGACATGGAAGCCGTTGTTCCTGTTCCCCGTGGTGAGGTGGGCGTAAGTCGCTTCGATGCCGAGCCTGCGCATCCTGTTCACGTACACGCCGAACGTGCCGCCGTCAGCGACGGGCTTCCCGTTTATGTGAGTGAACCTCTGGAATACGAGCCGGTCATCGGCCTTGCCGAGCCTCACCTCGAAGAATCTATCGAGAAGGTGTATGTGAGCGTCATTGAACTTGACAGCGAACGTTCTCGGGGTGAGATTGAGGAACACCTGCCCGTAGTTGAGTCCAGCGTCGGCGTAGAGGCCGTTCGTGGATAGGGTGAGCCTGGGGGCGTAGGTGCCGGTGACGCGGGGCGCCTGGATCAGGATCTCGGGCAGGTACCCGGTCGCCTTCGTCTCACGGATCGCAACGATCCCATCGTTCAGGTAGTTGCGCTGCTTCGAGGCCATGAGGACCCCGCATCCCCACTTGTCTTTGTTGCTGTCGAACTCGCTGCCGTTGAACTTGATGTCACCGAAGTACGAGTAGGACCACGTGTCCTCGTTGCCGACGTTGCCGCGCAGGTAGACGTCGCCGGACCGGGGATTCATGTTGAAGGTGATGCGGCCGTCCTGCTTGGCGAGCAGCCCGTCTGGGGTCATGGCGAGGAACGTGAACTGGTCCTTGCTGGTCTGGAAGCGGGCACCGGTGATGACCTGCCCGTCGATAGCCCCGGCCCGAATATTCTCGGCGGTGACGGCGTTGGCGTCGAGCATCCCGGCCTTGATCTTGACGAACTCGGCGTCGTGCGAGTGGACGATCTTCGCCCAGATCTCCTGTGCGACGGCTTTCTTGAAGTTCGCTTCCCCGGAGACGACGAGCTGCTCGGTCTTGAGCTCGAGGAACTGGCCGGTTGCGGCGGCGATCTTCCGGGCCGCAAGCTCGTTGATGGTTGCGGCCCCGGCGGTGAGCTTGCCGACGTCGAGGTTGCTGACGACGGCGGAGGAGACCTGGACCTTCTCCCAGTCCTCGCCGTTCCACTTCCATTCGGCGACGATGACCTTGTCGTCGGGCCGTTGGACGCGGCACGTGTCACCGATCGCGCCCCCTTTGAAGAAGGGCTTCGTGTCCTCCCCGCCGGTGATGTAGTAGATCTCCCCGAACTGTCCGTGCATGCGGGACAAGGCCGACTCGATTGTCTTGCCGGTCAGGTCGGAGACGATCTTCTGGTAGTCGTCGGTGACCTCTTCCCAGACTGCTCCCTTGTAGGAGTAGACGATTGTGGAGCCGGGGGCGTTTTTCGTGTTCGATGGGGAGGAGTACCCGGGTAGGGCGAACCCTGGGACGGTCGCGTACTGGCCGCCCTTTGTGCGTTCGTCCTCTTGTGGGTTCTGTCCGGTGGGGTACGCCATGGGGTTACTTCGCTTTGATGAGTGCGGTCAGGACGACGTAGGGCTGCATGATGCTGTGGGCGATGTTGCCGCCGACGTCCCTGGTGACGAGTTGGCCTTCGGAGCCTTCGGCTGTGCGGGCGAGGAGTTTCCACGCGTCGCCTCCGGAGACGTTGGTTCCCCAGATGCCGATGGTTTCCCAGCCTTCCGCGTTTGCGCCCACGGGGTGGTTGTGGGAGGGGATCTCGTCTACTGTGAGGAGGTGGGTTTCTTCGCCGCCCATCTTCCCGGCGGTGTAGCTGCCGCCAGCGCCGATGGGGACGCGCTTCTCCATGTTGGGGAGGGCGAAGAAGTCGTTGTCGCCGGGGCCGAACCGTGTGCCGCAGATCTCCGCGAGCTTCGGGTAGAGTTTCTTGGAGACGTTGGAGCCGTCGCAGAACAGCCAGACGTCCTGGTCGGGGGAGGGGCCGCCGGTGTAGAAGAAGACGGTGCCGATGGGGATCTTCTCCATTGTCAGGATGAATTTCATGGCGTCCTGGTACTTCTGTTCCAGGTCGGTGATGCGTGCGGCGGTGGCGGCGAGGGTCTGCTCGACTGCTTTCTGGGCGTCGATGACGGCCTGCTGGGCGGCTTTGGTTGCGGCCTCGGCGGCTTTGGTTGCGGCGTCGGAGTTGGCGTCCGCCTGGATGATACCGTTCTCGATGTGGTTGAGGTCGGCCGCCATGAGGCGGGTCTCCTGGGGCCCGTACCCGTCCCGCCAGACCTTCTTGGGCTGGTAGCCTGCCATCCGTCACCCTCCTGCTTTCTTCCTGAGTACGAATATTCTACCGTCTGGTGCGACCCACATGCTGGAGCCCTCCTTGCCGTCGTCCGGCGGGGTGGGGCCGCTGGTGACGAGGCTGGTTGCGACGGTGGCCATGGCCCCGGTTAGTTGCTTGACTTGTTTGAGGGCCTCTTCGCGGGCTTTCTGGATGAGGACCTCGGACTTCGCCAAGTGCTCTTTGATCTGCTTGTCGATGGCGTCCGTGTCGATGAGGGATTCGAGTTTGATGGTCGCCGTCTTACCCCAGCCGGACTTGTTGCCGGACCGGTCAACGGTGCGCAGGCACACCTCCCACTCCCGGATTTCGAGGCCAGCGATAGCGGTACGCACGAGGGGAGTGGGGAGGGACTGGAGTGTGGAGGGTGGGCGTCCGGGCTGTTGGACGGAGATCTCCAGGGCCGCATAGTCCAGGGGCATGGACTCCCCGCGACTGCCCTTCTCGTCCCACATGACGTTCAGGATGCCGAGGTTCTGCGATAGGGTCGGCGCGGACGGCGTCGGCGGCGGCGTCAAGTCCGACGCGATGTCCAGGAAGAAGAAGTCCGAGTAGTCCCCGGGGACCCCCTCACTGGAGATAGCGCGGACGGCGAAGGAGTAGCGGGTGCCGCACTGAATACCGTAGATGTCACCGGCGTTCGACTTGGTGCGGGCGATCCCCCACGTGGAGGTGTCCGCCCCCTTCCCGTAGAGGATCTCGTAGGCGGTGATGTTGATGGCGGCGCCGTGCGTATCGAGGGACACGGGCGCCCAGGTGAGGGAGGCGATGCCGGTCGGGTACCCGGCGTCGTTGAGGACGGCCGTCGAGTTACCTGCAAGCTGGCCGACCTGGGCGGGCTTCCGCTGCCGCCGGTTGTCGGAGGGGCGGACGGTGCTCCCGGCCTGGGCGGCCCCGCCGACGACGCCCTTCTGCCTGCGTTGGAGGCGGGCGATCGTCGAGTCGATGATCGTCCCGAACGTCGTGTGCCCCTCGATCGTCCCGTCGGACTTGCGGGTGACGGAGATCTGGGTGACCTGGAGCTTCTCCATGCCGCTGGCGCGTTCGACGCTGAGCCAGTCCCCGGGGACGTAGTCCCTCCAGGGGAGGAGCCTGGAGGTGTACACGCTCCAGGAGCGGGTGATCTGCTCCGACGGCGTGGTCCCGGCTTTGAGGGTCGGCTGGGACAGGAGGCGTGCGGTGCCCTCCAGGGAGATACCACCAGCCTCAACGACCTTCTCGATACGACGCAGGTCCTTGGGGGCCTGGTCGTTGTGGAACCTCCACGTGTTGCCCTGCTCGCCCTTGACGAGGACGTCGGTGACCATGTCGGTCCACGCGAACTTCTCGGGGGCGGCGGTGGTGTCCCTGTGCAGGAACCACCTGCTGCGCTTGGACTGGTCCCGGGAGAGGACGCCCTCGGCGTTGTAGACGCGCATGATGCGGCCGTCCCACATGACGTCGATGATGCCGAGGTTGATGAGGGTCTCGACGACCTGGTTCAGGTTGATGAACTTGTCGAAGGCGAGGGTGACGACGTTGAGCCAGGGCATGCCTGCGGCGTCCACGTCGGGAGTGCAGTCGAGGGTGAGGCCTTCGCCCCAGCCCCGGTTGACGGCGGCGTCCCAGAGGGTACGCAGGATTACGCCGGGGTTGACGGCGGTGAACTGGTACTTGCCGTCCTTGTCCGCGGCGTTGGCGGGGACGTCCCAGACGAGGGCCTCCTTGAGGCGGCTGGAGACGTGCACGAGGGTCAGTGATTGTCCCTTGGTGCCGTCGTTCTTGAGGTCCGTCTGGGACTGGAGGGACATGACGCGGGCGCCGGGTATCTCCACCCAGGTCTCCCCGGTGAAGGACATCTCGATCCCGATCTCGACTTCCTTCGCGAGGAGGGAGGATTGGGGGGCGAGGTCTCCGATGGGGTAGGACATGGAGACGGTGGGCGTCTTGTTCTTGGGGACGGTGACGGAGATGTCGGTGACGTCGGGGAGGACGGTGAGGCGTTCGCCGCCGATCTTGTAGGCGACGGCGCGCAGGCCGACGCGGTCTCCGTCGGGGTCCTCTCCGATGGTGGGGAGGTCGTCGGGCCAGTCGATGTTGGGGATGATCGGCAGCGGGTACAGGGGTTCGGGTCCCGGCGCGTTGGGTACGACGGGTGGGGCGGGTTTCTCTTCGCCGCGGTAGGAGAAGAGGCGGACCTCGTTGATGATGAGGGGGGCGGAGACGGAGGGGGATCGGTTGAGGATGGCGACCCAGACCCGGTTCTGCCCCTTCTTGTAGGAAACCTCAAATGGGACTTCGATCATCACCTCTTTCTTCCCGGCGCCGACGGGGGCGAGCTGCGTCTTCTTCGGCCAGTGCAGGCCGGTGCGCTGCAACCCGACAGCCGGGGGCCCCTGCCTCCAGCCGAGACTGACCCAGGCGGGGACGTCACCCAGGTTCGTGATCATCAGGGTCGCCCGGTAGTTCCCCTCGGGGATGTCGTAGGGGCCGACAGTGACGAGCATGTCGTTGTTGTCGCCAGCGACACCGCGGTAGCGGAGGCCCGACTCGACTAGCCTCCACCCTTTGCCGAACTGGACGGCCCTGCGCCACTCCTTCTTGATCAGCTCAGGCATGTCAGAAGCTCCTCGACGCCCTCAGCCCGACGTAGCCGCCAGACCGTTTGACGGCGTACGCGCCGGTCGGGTCGGGCCAGATGGCGAAGCCCCGGGGTGAGAGGTCGAGCCCCTTGGAGGCGTCGTCACCAGGCTCGTCCCACCCGCCGGGGGCGACGAACCTGGCCGTCACGGCGGCGCAGTCGATGCGGACGTTCTTGTTCTCCGGGACGGTGCCGGACCAGGAGATCCACGACCCGGACACGACATCGGTGACCTTCAGGACCGTGCCCGTGTAGGCGGTCGCAAGAAGGACGGCGTCGGTGATGGGCCTGCTTCCCCCGTCGATCGGGGTGAGCAGGTTGGAGTCCATCGTCTTGACGGCGGTGTCCTTCCAGATCCCGGAGAGGGACTCGAAGATGACGGCAGTCTCGTAGATGAGGCCCCCGTAGTGGAAGGAGGGGTCGCTGATGCCGGAGACACGGACCTTGGTGGTGCGCTCGGTCATGCCCGCCGGCTTATAGCCGAGAGTCATGAGGGTAGGCGAGTGGAGGATCGTCATGAGAGCCTGCCAGTTGTCCTCCAGGGCCGCTCTCCCGCCCCCCAGGGCCCCGTCCCGGGCGTCCGTGACCATGAGGGAGACCGTCACCTTAAAAGTCCCCCAGGAGGCCGTAGAAGCAGGCAGGACACCGTTCCTCAGCGGCACCTCCACGGACGCATTCCTGGGTGCGGCGACACCGGGGACGTGCGTCCCCTTCATGACGAACCAGCGGCCCTTGGCGTCCTCAAGATCAACGCCGTTGAGCGTGTACTCGGATGCCACGCTTCCCCCTCATTCTCAGATGGCGCCGGCCAGCCGGATCCCCTCGGCCACCTCGTCACGCTCCTCGGACTCCTCCTTGGCCACAGGATAGTGGTTGACGATGTTCACCTGCTTCCACTCGGGCGCGTCGAACTCGGGGCTGTTGAGCCACGCGTCGTTCAGGGACGCGGCCTCGGCGCGCATCGTCTGACGCAGCTTCGAGAAGTCCGGAGCCACGGACAGGTCGTCCGTCAACCCGTTCAGACTCTTCCGCACGTCGCCGAAGGACGACTCGAGGCCGTCGATGAACCCTCGAATGACGAGGACACCGGAGTGGAACAGGATCTTACGGTCAACGGGCGCCGGGCCCTTCCAGTCGGGAAGGTACTGGGTGAGTCCTCCGAGGACATTCGCTACGTTCGAGAACATGGCGGTGATACCGTTGATGAACCCCTGAATCAGGTTGACGCCCGCCTGGTAGAGTACGTGGCCGACGTTCGCGAAGACATGCACCGCGGCATCGAAGACACGTCGGGCCGCCTGCCCCACCCATCCGACAGCTCCGTGGAAGGCGTCGGCGATCTGACGGCAACCCTCAGTGGCGAAGTTCCGGAGTGGTTCGGGAAGCGCCTGCCATACGCGTGTGACGGCGTCAACGATCGCCTGCCAGGCGCCGGCGATAAGACCCACCGCACCGTGGAAGATTCCGTTTAGGTTATCCACGATGCCGTGGCCGATCTGGGCCAGGGCACTTCCCATCTGCTCGAAGCCACGGCCGACATCCCGGGCGATCTCGCCGACGACTTGGATGAGATGAACGTGGGCGTCGAGGAAGTGGCGGCCCATGTCCGCGAGGCCGCGCTGAACCGGCTCCGGGAGAAGACGGATGAACCCGTTGAAGATGCCCGCCGCGGTACTGCGAAACGTCTGGGCCAGGCCGCAGAAGCCGTCCCACGCAAGCTGGGCGTTCTGGGTGATCTCCTCCCAGATGTTCGAGAAGAGCTCCTTGACGCCCTGCCAGGCCATGCCCCAGTCGCCGGTCATGAGACCGGTGAGAATCTTGAAGACCGACCCCAGGTTCGTCAGCCCGAAGGACAGGATGTTCCCCATGATGCCCCAGAAGGCGTTCCACGCATCACTGAGGCCGGACCAGATTCCGTTCCAGTACGCCGCGAACCCGTCCCAGAACTGCATGATCCTGTCGAAGACCGGCTTGCCGACCTGCTCCCAGTACATCTGGACGTTCGTCCACAGGTAGTTCCAGGCGGGGAGGAACTCGCCGTTCCACCAGTCGAGGAGCACCTGGAACTGGGAGGCGATCCACTCGCCGATCCCGGTCATGGTGTTCCGGAATCCCTCACTGTTGTTCCACAGGTAGAGGAACCCGGCGGCGAGGGCGGCGATGGCGAGGATGGCGACACCGGCCCACCCGGCCGATCCGCCGAGGATCGCGGCGATCCCCTCCAGGCCACCGGCGATCTCGGAGACGATGCTCAGCCCCTTGAAGGCCAGGGCGATACCGCCGATGCCTTCGATGAGCGTGGCGATCGTATCCGGGTCCAGGCCGGAGACCCAGTCGGCGAACTTGTCGAGCCAGGGGGCCACGGTCTCGATCGCCTTCTTGAGGTCCTCGCCCAGGATCTGGACGACCGGCTTGAGGGCCTCGAGGAGTTTGGTGAGGGAGGGGCCGAGTTCACGGATGGCCGTGGCGAGGACATCGCCGACGATCCTGGCCAACTCCCCGGCGAACGATGTGATCGACCCGAAGATCTCCCCCATCTCAGGGGCCACGGCCTGGAGGGACTTGACCGCGTCGAGGACGCCATTGAAGAAGTCGATGACTCCCTTGGTGGCGCCGTCCGTACTGAACGCGGTAGCCAGGGTAGCGGCGACACGGCCGATGATCTCACCGGCGATCCCCATGGCCTCACTGATCGTGCCGGAGATCCTGGTGACGAGCGGACCGATCCCCTCCAGCTGGGCACGGAAGTTCTCCATCCCCTGCATGGCGCCGGAGAACAGGTTGGTGAGGATCTGTCGGCCTTCGAGGGAACCGAGGGCCGCTTCAATAGCCCTGGCCCGCGCGACCGCGTAGTCGAGGTTGAAGCCAGCCTCCTCCGCCGCCTTCGCGAACGACTTCATGATGCCGACGATGGACATGATGATGTCCCAGAGCTTCTTGGCCGCGTCGATGGCCCGCTCGATGGCCGACTCGATGCTGCCGTTACTCGCCCCGGCCTCGGCCCAGTTCGCGAACTTGTCCGCGATCTTGTTGAACCACTCGGCGAGCCTGGGAAGATACTGGGATCCGACGGACCCGAGATGGATAATGCCCTCAGCCATGCTGCCGATCCCCGTCGAGGCGACCTCGGTGGCGAGGCGGGTGTTCTCGATCGACTTGGCGATGGCGTCGAGGACGGACTGCTTGTTGACGGTCGCGGCGATAGCCTCGACCCACCCGCCCTGGGCTCGAGCCACACCGGCCAGACCGTCCTGGAGGACGGGGAGGAGGTTGTTCGCCATCTCCCGCATGGGCGCCTCGGCCCGCTCCCAGAAGGCGTTGGAGACAGACTTCTGGAGGTCCTTGAACCCATCGACGACGTCGGGCAGACGGTCCTGGAAGTCCTTCAAGGACATGACAAGGGTGGCGACGCCGGTGGCGGCGGCGATCGCAGCCCCGGGGACGGCGTACAGGGCCGGCGCCATGCGGACCAGGGCTGTGGCGACTGCGGTGACATGTCCGACCGCGCTGCCGGCTGCGGACCCTATGGTGAGGAGCCCGGATGCGACGATCCCGGCTTTCAGGGACGTCTCGTCGAGGTGGGCGATGAGGTTCTTGAGGTCCCTGGTGTAGTTCGACAGGGCCCGCCCACCGGACAACGCCCCCAGCGTGCTGAGCGCCACAGCAGCGGCGCGACTATCGACGACCGGCTTGAGGTTGACGATCCTGTCCCTGGTCAGGACCGCCATCCCCGCCGTGGCCTTGCCCTTGTCGAGATCCACGTTGACGGTGACGTCCGCGTCGAGCTTCTTGATCTCGTGCTTGAGCCGCCGCTTGGACGCCTCACTGAGGTGGGCGTGAGCCTCGATGTCGTCCATGGCGTGCTGGAGCTGGGCCTTGAGGGCCCGAACCCTACCGGCGTCCATCTCCGGGTGGAGCTTGATGTCCCTGCCGATGTCGGCGATGCGCTCACGGATCCTGGCCTCGTCACCGGCGCGGAGTGTGGCGCCGATCCGCAGGTCGGTCTTCAGGTTGTTGATCCGGTTGCGGATCTCGGCCAGGTCGTGGGCGGAGATGTTCGGCTTGAGGTCGATGTCCCGTTCGAGGCGGGCGATCTCCTGGAGGGCCTTCTGTCTGGAGGCCTCGTCGATGTCGATGGACGCCCGGATGTGGGCGCGCATCTCGTCGAGTTTGCGGCCGATGTCGGCGATAGCGTGGTCGTCGATACGGACGTTCCCACGGATAGTGACCGACCGGTCGTTAAGGGCGGCCTGGGCCCGGTGGAGGGCCCCCTGGTCAACATCCACGTGGGCGTGGATTGTCGGCCGCATGCGCTCAACGCGCTCCCGGGCCGCGGCGAGGGAGCTCTTGTCCACCTCGACCTCGGCCCGGAACTCGACCGCGATGTCCTTGGTCTCCGCGGCTACGCGGCGGAGCTTCCTCTCCAGTTCCTGCTTGAACCCGTCAAGGTCGGGGATGACCTTGACGCCGAGTTTCCCGAGGACGCCTCCCGCCATGTTCGCCCCTTCCTCAGCCGATCATAGCCGCGTAGGCGGCCATTCCCTTTGCATCATCTGCTCGGATTATACGTTTGGTTCCGCTTTCGGCCGGGCGCGGGAACATCTCCTCGTTCTTGAGGGTGGCGCGCCTCTGACTGGCCGCCTTGGTGAGGAGCGTGACCTTGTCGATGAGGGCGGCGAGGTGGAGTTCGGTGATGGAGTAGCCGAACCATTTCTCGTCTCCGAGTGCTTTGGCCCTGGTCAGTGACCGGGGTTCCCATGGAAGCCGCCGGATGAGGGATTCGATGACCTCGGTGCGGAGGCCGCTTCCCCACGTGAATCCGTAGAGCGCGTAGAGGTCAGCCTCCGCATCCGGGTTGTCATCGAGGTATTCCCTCAGTCGTCGGCGGCGAAGAATTCCCCCAGGTAGGCTGTCCCGAGTTCGACCGTGTGCATGACGCCACGGGCCTGGGCGAGGGTGCGCCACCCGTCGAGGTCGGTGACGTACTTCTCTTCGAGGAGGCGGAGGAGACCGGCGAGACCGGAGAGGTTCTCCGCGGAGAGTGCGCCGAGGCTCTTCTGCTCCCCGTCGTCATCGCTGAGGAACGAGGAAGCGGCGACCGTGATCTCCATGACCTCCGAGGGCAGGAGTGTCGCGGGGTCGCGGAGGAACTCGTGGCCCTCGATCTCGGAGAACTTCCGAGCCTCGGGCTTCTCCTCGACGGCGGCGTCGGCCTTCTTGGTATCCATGTGTGCCTGTCCGTGGGGTAGTTCGAGTGGGTGGGTTCCCTCCCCCCGTGGTCACCCCACTCGTATGCCCAAGGAGGGAGGGAGACTAGACGGCCGTCACTGGGTGACGGTGAACTCCTTCATGGCGGAGGAGCCCTTGCCGTTGATGACCGCGACGCCCTGGTTGCCGGCGTTGGGCGGGACCGTCGCCGTGATCTTCGTGGCAGAGACGACCGTGAACTGGGCGACCTTCCAGCCGACGGAGACCGTGTGGGTGCCCAGGAAGTTGGTGCCATCGATGGTGATCGAGGTGCCGGCCTTAGCGGTGTTCGGGGTGATCGTCGTGATCGTCGGGACACCAGCGGACTTGCCGGTGGGCTTGCGGGGCTCGAAGAACGTGTACTTCTTCTTCCCGGACAGGGGCGTCAGGAGGGTGGCGGAGAGCTTGACCTCGGTGAACTCCTCGTCGGAGAAGGCGGGGAGCGTGCCACCGACGGAGCAGCGGCGGTAGAGGTGGGCGGAGACCGCGCCGTCGGACTCGACGATGATCAGGAAGGACTTCTCCTGAGTACCATCCAGTTCGATGTCCCACGCCTTGGCGGCCTGGTCGTAGGTGGAGCCCGGGAACGCGACCTTGAACGTGTCCTCGGACAGGTTGACCGAGTTGATCGTGAGAGTGTTCTTGATGGCCTCACGAGTGGACTTGACGGCCCGGCGGTCCCACGTGTCCTTGGTGGTCGTGTCACCGCCGTCGGTGTCGTTCTCGATCATGTTCTTCTTGGACGTGTCACCGAGCCACGTCCAACCCTGGGCCTCCAGGGTCGTGCCGTCGCCGAACGTGTAGTCCCCGAGGTCCGGGGGATTGGTGTCCGGGTTGGCGTAGTAGACGTGCCCGGTACCGGCGATCTCCAGTGCGACGCCAGCGGTGTTAGCCATCTGTGCTCCTTCGAACTGCGATGATCTCAGCGATCATATTGAACTCATTGATGTCTGCCGTGGTCTGAGCGTCGTAGATGAGGACTGGCGGCTGGGTGATGTCCAGGGCTGCTAGTCCACCTTCCGTTGTTCGTTCTCCGGCTCTCCTAAAGTCTAGAAGACCCTGCATGAACTCGACGGCGGCGTCTTCGCAGTCGTCCGCTTGGATGTCCTCGAAAACCCACCGGACACGGATTCTCGTGGCGGCGGGCGTAGGGCCGTCAACGAGCTCCGTTCCGATTGGTTGGACGGAGACGAACGGGTACCGCTGGTAGTCGTCAACGTCTCCGCGCAGGTCAACGGTGAGGTTCGCCGCACGGCCTTTGGCGTACTTCTTGATGACGTCTCGGGTGAGAGCGATGACGAAGGAGGCGGGGCGTACGATCGCGTACTCCATCAGTACCCCCCGTGCCTTGCGACGACCTTGCGGAACACTCCGATGCCTTTGACCCACTTGCGGCCGGACGAGCCTCGGGGCCCGACGAAGTGGCCGAACTCCGTGTGCCACGAGTAGTTGACGCCGGTCGTCTCGATGTGGTAGTCCACCTTCTCCTGGTGGAGGTGGATGGAGCTTTCGAGGAGGCCGGAGTCGATGTGCTTGGCGGCTTCGGCTTTGATCTCGGCGAAGATCTTGGTGGCGTACGCCCGGAACTGGGGTTTCCGGGAGGCGACTTCAGCGATGGTCTCACGCTGCTCTCGGCCGACTCGGATCTGTTTGATGTCAGCCCCGTCCCGGTGAACGAGTTTCGCCATTACTTGGCCTCCGAGTAGAGGCGGTCGCAGCGGACTTTGAAGTGGGCGGTCATGGGGGACGCGCCGAACTTGTTGGCGGATCCCGCCTGCTGGAACTCCCACCCCTCCATGCCCGGGGGGCCGACCATGATGGTGATGTAGGAGTGATCGGATCCGGGCCACCGCTCCGGGGGGCAGCCGATGACATTGACGGTGCTCTCGTCGTCGAGGGCTTTCAGACCGGTGCGGGTCTCGGCCGCCTTGAGGGCGTTGCCAGCTGCGGGCTGGACGAGGACGCGATCGAGGACGTATTCCTTGTCCTTGATGTACCTGCGTCCGGTGCGGCCGTCCTCGACTCGGACTGTGGTGACCTTGACGGTGTGGGGGCCGTTCTCCAGGAACCTGCCCTTGGGGCGGCGGACTCGTTTCACCATAGGATGTCGTCCTCGTCGAGGATCTCGGTTCCGAGTTCCTCATAGTCTTTGTCGATCAGGGCCCTGTTGGTGCGCGTCTTAAGGTAGCCGTCACCGGTGAAGTTCAGGGTCCCGTATGGGCCTTCGACCCCACCGAGGATCAACCACTCAGCATCCGTGATCTCCAACAGCCCGGACGCGACGGCCGAGTTCACCGAGTACGTGTACGTACCCTCGGTCTCGTACTTGTACAGACCCCCACCCGGGGCCCGCAGGAGCCTAGCCACCGCCTCGGACTCGACGCGGACCAGGATGATCCGGTAATGCTCGTCCTGCGTAGCCCTGGCGATAACGTCGGGGATCCGAGTGACGATGAGCGCCTCGACGTAGTCGAGGGCCGCCTGCACGTACTTAGCCTCGTCCTCCTCCAAGTCGCGCAGGAGGGCAGCGGCAACGTCAGCGGGTGTCGCCTGTGTCATCACTGCCCTCCTGTTCGACGGTTACTCCCTTGTGGGGAGTCGATCACTTGGAGTTGTACTTCACGAACGCCTTGGTGTCGCGGACAACCCAGCCGAACTGGGCCTCCGCGAGGATCGCACCGAGGTTGCGGTCGAACAGGTCGATGCCACCGGCCCGCTCGCTGGCGCGACGGTAGGTGATCTGGTTGACGTAACCCAGGCGGATGTTGTCCTTGAAGTCACCACCGAAGCCGAGGAGCTTCTCGACACCGGTCTTGGCCTTCTCGTAACCGGAGACGGAGCGGTGCCAGGCGGCGGGCAGGCCGAGGACCGTAGTGAACTGGTCGGCCAGGTTCGTGGAGGCCTGGTACAGGGGGCGACCCTGGCCGTCCAGGGCGTTGACCAGCGAGGACCGGAACTTCGGGGCGAACAGGAAGTGGTTGAAGTCGAACTCGTGCTCGTCCACGACGTCGAGAACGACGGCGTCGTAACCGGCGGTCAGCTGCTTGCCGATGTAGCCAGCCTTCTCCTGGGCCAGGTCGATCTCGATGGCCTTCGTGGTGTCGCGCAGCGCCTCCTTGCCGGTGATCTTGGTGCCGGTGTTGGCGTCAACGCCGTGGATGACGGCCATGTCAACGGACCGGGCGATCGCCTCGGCGAGGAAGTTCTGGATGCGGGAGTACTCGCCGAGCGGGTCCGCCTGGGCGGTCTCCATCGAGTACAGGATCATGGTCGCGACCTTGATCGGGGTCACGGTCTTGACCTTGGTGGCCATCGTGGTGACCGGCTTGGTCTCGCCCTCGGCGACGACACCGGCGGTCGCCTGACCGACCGGGATCGGGATCGCGTCACCATTCAGGGACAGCGGGACAGCGCCCGCGAGCGTCTGGATGATGGATCCCTTCTTCGCGGTGTCCCAGATGTTCTGGACTACCGTCTTGGGGAACGCATCGGAGTTGCCGACGTTGGTGTCGAGAATCTTCCTGATGGTCTCGATCTTGGCCTCGTTGTCAGCCATTCTCGCCTCTTCCTAGTCGTGGAAAACGAATCAGACGCCCAACAGGGCCCTGGCGAATTCCATTGTCTCAGTTTCCTCGATGTCAGGTGATGCATCGACGGCCGGATCCCTGGGAACGGAGGCGGACTCATCGCCGGATTCCCGGAGGGCGTTGAGGAGCTCGACCTTGGCCTGCCACGAGTCCTGGTCGTCTCCGAGCAGGGGAGCGTACTTGGCGGCGAGACCCGCGTCGGTCACCGCCTTGGTGCGAGCCTCGTCGAGAGCGCGGGAAGCGAGAGCCTTCTCGGCCTCTTCGAGGCGGGCCTTGAGAGCGGCGTACTCCTCGGCGGTCGGCGCCTTCTCGGGCTCGGCGTTCTCCGCTGGAGCCTCCTCGGCAGCCTCCCCAGGGGAGGACTCCTCGGCAGGCTTCTCCTCGGGCTCGGCATCCTCGGCCGGAGCCTCCTCGGCGGCCTCCTCAGGAGCCGTGTCGGCCTCGACGTCAGTGGCCTTCTCCTCGACCTGCTCCGTCTCCTCAACGGACTCGGCCGGGTCGGTGTCGTGAGTTGTGGGGCGACTCATCGTTTCCTTCTCCGATACATCTCGCGGTTCATGGCGTTCACGGCCTCGCGGCCATGCAACCGTCCCTTACGGACAACCTCATCATAAGTTCTCGCCGCCTCTTCCTGCGCCGCCTTGCCCTCCCATTCGCGGGACGTGAAGACCGGGACGACGGTGCAGTGGCAGTGATCGTGGAACGCGTCGGCCCTCAGCCCGGCAGTCTCCGACGTGTGGTAGACGGGGCCGCGGGCCGCGAGCATGACGCAGAAACCGCACGGCCCGTTCTCGGACGGGTGCACCACCCTGGCCCATGCGAACGGGCGGGCGATGACCTTCCCGTCGAGGGAGCGCCTCGATGACGGGGCGCCCTCTCGTGTTTCACGTGGAACCTTGATGCCCGCCTCGTCGAGCTCGTCGAGCGCCTCGCCGACACGTTCCGCGATCTCCCCCAGGGCCTCGGCGAGAGACCGCCGGGGACGGCGCTTCTCCGACTCGGCGACCTCGCGGACGATCTCCTTCTTCTCCTTCTCGGGGAACCCGTCCAGGTTCTCCTCGAGGTGCTCTAGGCCCTCGAGGAGAGGGACACTCGACGGGGCCTTCGAGACTGCGTCGGCGACCGTCCTCCTGGCCGCAGCCTCCACGTGCCCCTCCAGGCGCTCCAGGACGGCCTCCTCCCACCTCTCCGGGGTGCCCCCGGTGGGGATGCCCCGGAGGGCGTACTCGACCGCTCTCTCACCGTATGGGGGCACCTCGGGGATCCACGACTCGTCGGCCCCGTACCGCCTCGCCTGATCCCTCAGGAACAAGGCGGCCGCGGCCCACGCCTTCCGACGTGCCGCGGCGACCTCCGGGTACAGGACCCTTGCCTGCCCCCTCGGGTCCCCCTTGCCGCGTCCGTCAGAAAGCCCCCTTACCGTCGGCGAAATGCTTCGCCTGAACGACGCCCTGATGCTGTTGAGCATCAGCCGGAAGATCCTCTCCAGCACCGGGCTCCCCCTCCTCCCGCTCGCCGAGACTCATCCCGGTCATGTCGTGGATGTCCCGGGACAACTGGGCCTCACGCTCCATCTGGGCCGGAGTGAGCCGCATGTACTCGCGGGCCGTCTCCTCATGGATGACGCCCTGGGCCTGGGCCTGGAGCGCGGCCTGCATCTGGGCGGACACGGACGGGGCGGCGGCGTCACGCCACGTGACCTCGAGGTCCTGGAGCCCTTCCAGGGAGCCCCCGTTCATGGCGACGATCAGACGGCCGACCTCCTCCAGGGCGTCGGAGAACTGACGCTGCTTGTTCTCCGCCCTCGCGATCAGACGGTCCTTGGCCACGCGGAGAGCCTCAGCGGACGTCGGGTTGTTGTCCGAGGCGACACCCATCATCGACGGCGGGATACCCGTCATCGCCGAGATCTGTAGTGCGTAGGACCGGTAGGAGGAGATGAACGGGTCCAAGGGGGCCCCGGAAACCTGGGTCACGGAAGCCCCCTCAGGGAGGGCCAGGAGCGTCCCCATGTAGGCCTGCATGCGATCCGCGTACTTCTTGACGACCTCGCCCGCGCCGTCGCCGACGAGGGCCCTCATCGGCAGGGCACTGACCTCCTGGGCGATCTGAAGATTCGTCAGCGTCCTGGAGGCCGCGTCGATGACGGTCCGCAACTCCTTCAGGTCAGACCTGCCGTACCGGTCGGAGATCCGGGCCCGGTTGAACATGGGGACGATACTCATCCCCCACTTGTCCTTCCGGCCCGCGACTTTCGCCCACCCGGACTGGTTCTCCTCGTACATGGTGACGCCGTCAGGCGTGTAGTAGGAGGCGCCCTGCTTCCCGTTCGGGAGCCGGTACCGTGCGATCCCCTCGATCGGCTTGCCCGAGTAGTCGATGCGGACGCGCCCGTGCTTCGCGTCGATCGCGCGGATGGTCGCGTACTCGTGATCCTTGTCCGGAGGAGCGACGACCCAGAACACGAGGCCGGCGGCGATAGCCTCAGCCGCAGCCAGGTTGAACTGGGAATCCATGTTGTTGTACTGCCAGGTCTCCCGGATCAGGGCGATGTCATCGTCCCGGTCCTGGTCGGGGAGGATGAACCCCGACGGGATGAGGACCTCGGTGAGCACGTCGATGGCCATCTTCGCGAACGGGGCTTGGATCTCCAGGACGCGCGCCGACGGGGGCAGGCTGATACCGAGGGCATCGAGGCGAGAGTTCCCCTCGTAGTGCGCCTCGAACCGCTTCGGCCTCAGGGCCCCGGCCTGGAACCGCTCCAGCATCTTCTCGAAACTCATATGAGGATCTCCCACTTCCCGGGCCCCTTGGAGAGCTTCTCCCACTCGGGGGACTTCTTAACCTGTCGGTACAGCATCCTGACTCCGATCATACAGACAGCGAGGTCGATCTTCCGTTGCGACTTCGGAGATTCCTTCTTCACGGAGATCAGTCCCCGGTACTCGTTCTCACGACAGTTGGACACGTGTTCCCCGAGGGCGGAGTCGCCGTCATGGGTGAAGGCCTTCTGGTCGATCTCCGTCCTGGCCGTCTCGGCGGCCTCGGCGAACTGGTAGGCGTGGGAGCGCATGTCCCATGCGATCGGCGACGCGGACATGCCGCCCTTCACGGCGTGGCAGATGAGATCCTTCCCGTAGTCCTCTGGCCAGGCGACCCGGACGAAGGACTCCCACTCGCGGACATCCGCCCAGAACGCGACGACGCGCCAGCGTTCGAACGCGAGCCGGACCCCGGCATCGACGGCGGCGACATCCACGTTCTTGGAGGAGCGCAGAGGACGCCAGTGGCCGATCTTGAAGATGTGCCCATCGGACATGCAGCAGCCGACGAGGGCCGTGTGATCGTTGGACTTCGACCCGTCGAAGAACATGACGATGTCCTCCCCGTCCTCTACCTTCCGCTTCTTGTCGGACAGGAGGACCCAGGCGTCGAGGGGGCACCACGAGTGCTCGGCGGCGTTCGGCCGGTTGAGGAAGAAGCGGCGGGACCTCGACTCGGGGTACTCCGGAGACCAGATCTGCTCCTCGATGGTCTTCAGGTCCACCCACGGGCAGTCCTCGTAGACGAACGAGAGGCCCTCCCTGAGGCTGATCTCGCCCTTCTTGGGGTCGTTGGTCAGGGACGTGTTCGCAGGCGCTATACGGGCGTCATAGAGGATCTTCATGTCACCCCTGGTGAGCCCGTCCTCCTGGTCGCACCAGGAGTCGAACGTCGATTCGGCGACCGTCTGCTGCCCCGGAATCCACGCGTTCGACGTCTCGACGACCCGGGACCCGAGCGACTTCGACGCGTTCTGCCTCATGGTCGCCATGAGTTCCGGGCCCCCCAGGCCGGGAGTCCAGTGCTCGGTCTCGTCGGCGACCTGGAAGGACACCTCGGCGCCCTCAAGAGTGTGCGCGGAGGAGGTGACCTGCTCGAGGCGCCCCGCCTTCGGCGTATCGATGTAGGTCTTCCCCGGGTCGAGCGAGTACTTCGCCGCCAGTTTCGTCTTCTTGTTACAGAAGGCCCTCACCATGCGCATCGTGTTCGCCGTCTGCCGCTCCGACGTGGCGACGACATGCACGAGAGGCATGGACACCGGCTTGCCGATCACCCCACCGAGGGCATCGTCGTCGAAGTCGTCGAGGCGGACCGGGCCGAGGAGCTCAGCGAGAGCGAGGGCGGCAGCGAACGGGGACTTCCCGGATCCTTTGGCGAGGCGGCGAACCCCGTGCCGGTAGAGGAACCGGCCGTTCTCATCAACCTCGTAGAAGTGCAGGAGGAAGTCGATCTGGCCCGGTGTCGGCTGGAAGGCGTTCCCGGCCTTGGGGCCGTTCGGCTGAGTCAGGTTGTCGATCATCCATGCGGCGACCCAGTAGCCGAGAGTCCTCTCGGGCAGGCCGTCGGGGAGTGTGCGGAGGCGCTCCCGTGGGGCGAGGAGCGCCTTGCTCATGCTTTCTTCTGCCTGGCTTCGAGGAACTTCTTCATGGAGGCGACGCCGGCGGACTCGATCTCCTCCTCGCTGTGGCGGTCGAGCTCGATGCGGACTCGACGCCGGTCCCCCTCGGTGAGGAGCAGGGAGGTCATCATGGAGTTGATCGCGGTGAGCATCTGCGCTCCTCGTCGCCCGGAGGCCTTGTAGTGCGAGATGTCGTCGCAGAGGGAGTACAGGACTGCCCAGTCGGATGGCTCGTAGTAGACGGCTTCACCGGACTTCTTGGCCCCGTCCCAGACCATCTTGGCGATCGGGTGCCAATCTTCGTCGGGCTCGGGGATGAAGTCGAGGTTCCCGGATCTGCCTTGCGTCAGGCCGTTCTTGCGCTTCCTGGCGCGCGTCGTCCTGTGGCCCTCGTCGGAGCGCTTGGGGATTGGGCTCGGCATGGTCTCCTCCTCACAGGTATCCGGGATGCTTCGGTGGTGGCTTGCGTCTGGCTCGCTTCGGCCTGGTCCACCCTCCTCGTTTCCGGGATTCCTTGGACTGGGCCGCGGTGCGGCGCATATGGCAGGTGCGGCACAGGGAGCGCAGGTTGCCGATCGAGTGATTCTGTCCCGGGCTTATATGATCGACCTGGTTGGCCGGTGCTCCGCAGAATACGCATTTGCCATTGTCTCTTCTGAGGACTCTGGCCCTTATCTTGTTCCAATCGGCCGGTAATTCGCTTCTGCGCCGACTCTCGTTGCGCCACATTCCAGTCTCACAGAATGCTCTTGTTGATTGTGAGGATGCTGCGCCTCTTGTTGAGGACGAATTCGCGGTCGCGGAGGGAATTCACGGCCCGGTAAATGGTTGCGAGCGAAAGGCCGGTCGTCTTGACGAGCTTGTCGTAGGTGACCGCGTCGTCGTCCTCGATGAATTCTAGGAAGGCGAGTGCGATGAGGACGAAGCGGGCGTGCTCGGTGAGGGGCTTGTCCGTCTGGTAGGCGAACCTGACGGCTGCGGCGAGGTCTAGTGCGGCGTTCATAGCCAGGAGACTACACCCTGGTCGGCGGCGAGTCAACCCCGGACGGCGTGTCGGGTCGGGGTCGCGCACGCACGTGTGCACGCGCGCGCGTAACTCTCTCCGAACGTAGTGAGGAGAGAGTTCTTCTTAGGTTCTTTATCTTCTGTCGGTCATTTTGAATGACCCCCCCCTTCATTTTGAATGACCCCCCTCCTTCATTTTGAACGGCGGTTACGGCGCCTCCTTCGCAAACTGTGAGACTGGTGTCACATGTTGCCCGGGTGATTGACGTCCCGCCCTCGGTGCCCTACGATGGACCCGCGACCGTCACACAGCACACCAACACTCCACGAGAGAAGGGTGGCAAATGCGACAAACCCACCACAGAAAGGAGAAAACAAACCACCCACCACCCACGAAGAAACCATTCCACAAAACACACACAACCCCACAACAGGACCATGAACATCACCATTCAACCCACATCAGTCTGGGACATCCGCCCCGGAGATCCAATACGACACATGCACTCCACCTGGATCGTCACACAAACCCACCACCACGGCGCAGGATTCACCATCGACCTCCAACGCACCGACCGAAAACGAATGCCCAGACTCCTCAGAACACACTGGACAGAAGACCTCACACTCGACCTCGTCACAAGGAAAGACTCATGAGCATCCTCGCCGACATCGCACTCCAGGCCCTCATCGACTCCTACGGACTCATCCGCAGCCGCCGCCCCATCAACATCCAACCCGCCAGCATCGAGATGCACCTCGGCACCACCTACATCGACAACGTCGGCACCCTCGACGAAGAGACAGACGCCATCACCGAAGACCCCCTCGTCATCCAGCCCGGAGAGTTCCTCCTCGCCACCACAGAGGAGTACGTCCACATCCCCAACTGGCTCGTTGGCCGCCTCGAAGGCAAGTCCTCCTGGGCCAGGAAGGGACTCGCCGTCCACGTCACCGCCGGCTTCATCGACCCCGGCTTCCAGGGAGAGATCACCCTCGAGCTCGTCAACTTCTCCAAGTCCCCCATCTCACTGATGCCAGGGACACGGATCGCCCAGCTCACCCTCCTCGAGCTCGACCGCCCCGCCACGCGCCCCTACGGATCCGACGGACTCGGCTCCCACTACCAGGGGCAGACCGGGGCAACAGCGTCCGCAATCAAAACGACACCCGCTCGCTAGTTGACAGCCGACGTAGCGCGGGAGTAGACTACAGGCAACAACAAAGGAGAACACAGCAATGCCCGCACTACTCACCATCCAGCAAGTCGCCACCGAACTCGGCTACTCCAAACAGTTCGTCTACGCCCTCGTCAAGCGCGACGCCATCAAGCACTACAGGCTCGGCACCGGCCCCCGCGGCACCATCCGCATCAGCCGCACCGACCTCGACGACTACCTCCAACAGTCACGCCTCGGCCGATAAACAGCAGGGCGGCCACCCCAACCAGATGACCGCCCCGCACGAACGCCGACCGCCGCGCTACTTACAATCGACGAACCGGAGTATACACAAACCATGTACCTCTCGCAACTCACCCCCCTCATCTACCTCCACGCACGCCAAGACCTCAGCAGAGGCGAAGTCAACATCCTCCTCGCCCTCTCCACCCTCGCCGGCGCCCCCATCTTCATCAGCCAGAAGCGCCTCGCCAAGATCGCCCGCACCGGCACTAGCTCCGTCTACAGGCACCTCAACGCCCTCAAAGACAAGAACCTCATCGTCACCGCCCCCCACAACGGCACCGACACCCTCGACTACTACATCGACTGGCGAGCCACCCTCGACGAAGACGGACACATCCGCTACGACAACTCCTTCACCGTCGAAGAGACCGGAGCCAACACGCTCCCCTCCTCCAAGGAGAACAACCGCCGCAAATGGGGAGACGACACCGCAGAACCCGCCAAGACCACCGCTACCCCCGCCGCCAAGACCACCACTAAGACCACCTCCAAGAGCGGCACGCGCCTACCCAAAGACTGGACACCCAGCCCAGAACTCGCCGACTGGACACGCCGCGAAGCACCAGCCGCAGCCAACCCAACCGAACTCGAAACCTTCCGCGACTACTGGACAGCCCAACCCGGCGCCCGAGGACGCAGACTCGACTGGGACGCCACATGGCGCAACTGGGCCAGACGCACCAACAAAACCGCACCACGCCGCAACCAGGACCAGATGCTCCACGACATGCGAGCACAAGCCATCGCCTGGGACCAAGCACAAGAAGACCAACACCTCCTCCCCGCCGGATACTGGAGCGAACCATGATCTCAGCCTCAGTCACCGCAGACATGCTCACATACCTCGTCGCCGCCGGAACCACCACCGCCAAAGACGCACAAGCACCCGTCTGGGCTGACTACCTCAACGCCGAAATCCCCCACCTCCGCTCCACCGAACTCCGCCCTGCCGCCCGACGAGCCATCAAAGACTGGGACACCAACGGACGCGGCTGGCAGGTCAACGTCGAAACCATCGCCAAAGCACTCCGCACACTACGAAAGGAACGCCTCGAACAACACAACCGCAACAACACCGACACTCACTTCCCAGACGACCTACGAGACGAACCCGAAACAGCCTGCGCCTGGCTCACCGCATGGAACACCGGAATCGGATCCGGACTCACCGGCCCCCAAGCCGAACAACACGCCTGGAACACCATCGGACGGCAGCCGCCGCCACCACAACTCCCAGCCGACTACGAACACGGCAAAGAGAAGGCCCGACGTATCATCCAGCAACTCGCCAACAAGAAAGCAAAGGACGCGCCATGACCTGACTGCAACTCTACTGACAAGCAATTAACAGTTACCTCACGAACAGGAGACGAAACATGTCCTACTACCGAAAGAAGCCCATCCCCATTGAGGCCCGCCAGTACACCGGAGATAACTTCCTAGAGCTCCAGGACTGGAGCAACGGCCACGTGGAGCGCTCCATATACGACGACGATGGCGTTCTCGTCTACTCGCTCGAAGGGCCCATGCGGTTCAACGAAGGCGACTACATCATCAAGGGCATCCAAGGCGAGTTCTACCCCTGCCATAAGGACATCTTCGAAGAGACCTACGAGAAAGTGGACTGACATGCTGTACGCAGTAGAACCGACACTCGCGTCCGAACTGGACCGAGGGGCCATTGTTCGCGGAGGCTGCCGGAACTTACGTGTGACCAAAGTGGCCACATCCGATCACCGCGTCCACGTCACCGGCTTCCCACACTACGACGACGACATTGACGTCGGCGGAGTACAGCGTGAGATCAAGAATCGACCAGAGTCCCACTTCTGCCTTAGAACCGACGAACTCATCGACCGCGTCATCTTCTCCGGGGAGCGTGCAGAGTTCGGCCTGGAAGACGAGATTTGACATGCGCTACCTAGTGGAACCGACCCCCGTCACGGAACTCAAGGAAGGCGACATCATTTACTCACCCGACAACACATTCCGCGTGAAAAAAGTCGTCCAAGTCACTGAGAGCCACGTCATCGTCTACTACACCCCGCGCTTCAAGAAGACTACGACCAACACAATGTGCCCCAACGACGAGAAGTTCACCCGACTCATCGAGGTCCAGGAATGACCTGCCACCCCGCTGACCTCCGCCCCGGCGACTTCGTCTCACTGTCAGGCTGCGACTACGAACTGATATCGATAGACCAGACCGACGACTTCTACTCCTTGTACATCGAACACCTCGACACCCGCAGACGTGCACTGATTGTCGTCCACTCATCCGTATCGATCACCAGAACCGACTGAAAGGAACCAGCTATGTACACCATCGCAGACCTCAAGGAATACCTTGACCAGTACGACGACAGCTTGCCGATCGTCATCAGGGCCGAGACGAAACGCGAACTCTACGACGATGCAGACATCCTCGACCTTGAGGAACGCCTCTCCTTCGAACCTCGCGAACTCATGGTCATGGACAGCATCGATTGCTGGGGTCCGGACGACGGCTCGTCCGACCGCATCCGCATGAAGGCCCTCGCCTGGAAGGAGAACTAATATGGAGCCACTGATGACTGAAGCCGTCGGCCGCATCACCCCCCGCGGAATTCGTCGAATGGCTCATGGATCTGCCCTTCGCCGGAGCCACCGGCCTATCCCGCACCGCTCGCATCCGTCTCGCCGGCAACGCCGTTGTCACCCCCAGGCCCAACTCATGCTTGAGCGCACACAATTCGCATACCGCAACCCGAAGGAGGTCTTCTGATGGCTTTCACCCTGAAGCGCGTCAAACCCGAAGCGCTCAAAGTCGGAGACATCATCCGCATCGACCCCTACGATCTTGAGATCACGCACATCCGACCCGATACCACCGTCCGGGACGAAACCGAGTACGTTCTGAGCACAACGCACTACTTCTTCGTCTGGCCCGTAGAGAGCACCATACGCGTACGAGCCGACAACTGTCTCCAGCTGAAGAAAAGGAGCTAACATGCTGTCCACCAAGCAGAGCTGCTACAGCGACCTACGTACCAGAGACTGGTACTCCTACGAGAGCGCCATCGCCGACATCGCCAGCAACACACCGCCCGTGACGGCGACCGACTTCTCCTTCGGCAACGAGAAGGACCCCGCCCAATGATCATCGCCATCGAACCAACAGCCGCCGAAGACCTCCACGTCGGCGACCGCATCCGCCAGAACGGCCTCATCCGAGAAATCACCAAAATCGAACGAGGAAGCGGTGAGCTCGACCTCCGCATCACCGCCACCATCGGCGAGAACAGCCACTACGTCAACGTCTTCACCACCTACGACGACGAAGAATACGACCGAATCATAGGGGTCTACAGTGTTGACACGTACGACAGAATACGATACTCTCTATAAGAGACGCAGGAGGACGCACCATGACACGCTACACCGTCGGAGACCACTTCCGCACCGCCGCAGGCACCGCCCGCGTCACCGGCGAACACACGGAACCCAACGGAGACCACATCCTCCAAGTCGCCATCGACACCTACGACCAGACCTTCGACGTCATCGACTGGATGCTCGACAGTCCCGAATTCGAGTACATGGGCCGCGAACAGCCCTCGACGTAACAAAACAGCCAACAGGCCACTACCGGGTGGACCACCCCCCCAAACCCGAGTATGCTACGTGCTAACAGACCACGAAGGAGAAGGGGCCATGAGATTCCACGTCAACCTCCCAGGACCATTCAGTGTCAGCACGCGCATCCCCGGCACCGGACGCCGCCGCTACTACACCACCAAACAGCGGCCCAGCGCCCTCAAAGCCCTCGCCGACATCGGCCGAGCCGAACGCCAACGCAAAGCCGCCGCCCAGCAACAGGCGGCACGAGACGCCCGACTCCAAGCCTGGCACCAGGAATGGCAAGCCCGCGAATGGCAGGATGAACTCCGCCGCCAAGCCGAAGCCCGCGCCTACCAGCAATGGGCGTGGAACCAAGAACAACAGCGCCTCAACCAACAACGGGCCCGCATGGACGCAGCCCGCACCGCACGAGCCACCACCCCCCACCGCCGAGGAAACCACACACACCAAACCATAGGAGGCGTCACATGGAAGACCCCCTCCCCAAACAACCCTGCCCCGTCTGCGGCACCCTATTCACCCCCCGCAGCCCCAAGCAGACCCTCTGCTCACCCCAATGCTCCGACCTACGGTACAACCGCAAACGTCGCCGCAAGGCCGCAGAACAGGCCCGCCAATGGCGCAAGGAGAACCCCGAGCGCGCCCACGCCACAGCCCGCGCCTACCGTCAATCTCACCGCGCCCAGGAGGCCGCTCGCGTAGCACGATGGAGGAAGAGCCGACGAGGCTACGCCTCCCACAAACTCTCCCAGTACAAGCAGCAAGTCAAGCGACTCAAGACCCCGCCCAAGGACTTCGACAGCCAAGCCCTCATCCTCAAGGCCTACCAGGTCGATGCCCTCGAGCTCTGGAAGAATAGCGACCAGACCTGCATCGTCTGCGGAGACCTCATCGACGAAGGCATCAACCACCCCGACCCGATGAGCCGCACCATCGAGCACATCATTCCCATCGCCAGGGGAGGGAAGCACGAGGGGACGAACATCGCGTTCAGTCACCTCGGCTGCAACCTCAGGAAAGGGCGGCGGCTGCTTGACGAACTGGATGGCTAGCCCATCAATTACTCTGATGTAGCCCCGAGTTACAGGAAGTGGTCTCCTGTACTTGGGGCTTACTCGCAATCTGAAAGCGTAG